CGCTATCAAAAGCGATTAGAGCGATCCTCGAAGTTGACCTGGCGCTCTTTTCTCGTGTCCATGCTGTATTCCAAGAAAGGGTTTCCACGACCTGGCCTTGAGTACCTAGCAAAGGGCGAGGAGAGTACATTTCAAACACTTACGACGACAGTGCCTGAGGGCAAGACCGAAGTTTTCATTCATCCATTCTCGGACGAAGCAATGCGCCGCCCGGCGCGTCCTGTTTCTCTGATGAGTTGGGGTGATGACTCTCGCATAAACAACCCTCATTTGCCGGCGACCTTCAGCCAAGCAGAATTCGCGACTTATTCAAAGCGCGTCATCGATGAAGTTTTCGACGGGGCCACATATTCTGATGCAGACCGTGTGAAGCCCTTTTTTCCCTAGCACCTCGGCGAATTACAACAATTCGCGTTCTGCCCTTGGAACAGTCGGAACTATCCTGGACCATCCCACCCTGCTGGTGGGTCTCCGTTCTGCAGATCCCCTCGTACACTCTTGGGTTACCCGCGTGGGTTCATTCACGGATGTGGTTGTGGACGACCTTGAGCTTCGCTCTCGGTTCCTCGAGCTTTACGCTCGTATAGTCACGGAAGCTCTCGTCGAGCCTGCCGTTGCTGTACCACTTGCACTTGCCGAAGCCCTCAAAGTACGCACCATCACCAAGGGACCACCCCTCCTTGGTTCAGCACTCAAGCCTCTCCAGAAGTTCCTCTGGCGTACGCTGTCACTTCACCCTGTCTTCCGGTTCACCGGGGAGCCCGTGACTGCTCGTAGACTTCAGGATGTTGTAGGGTCACTTGCACCCGGAGAGAAATGGCTTTCTGCCGATTACTCCGATGCGACAAACTCCCTCTATTCCTGGGCCTCCGACATCATTGGGCAACAGCTTGCGGATAAGCTCTCTCTCCACCCGGAGGAGCGCACTCTTCTGATTCGTGGCCTCACCGGCCACATCATGGAGATTACTCGTAAGCAAGGTAGAAAGAAGGTGACTGAGCAGAAGCCGCAAGTCCGCGGTCAGCTCATGGGTTCTGTTGTCTCATTCCCCGTCCTCTGTATCGTTAACGCTACGCTGTGCCTTGTTGCATACGAGCTTGAGCGGAAGCAGAAGTGCCGCCTACGCGACTTGCCTCTCTGTATCAACGGAGACGATGCGGTCCTTCGCGGTACTGATTTGCTCAAGGAGGCCTGGGAGAAGATGGCAGACTACGTTGGTATGAAACCCAGCGTAGGCAAAGTTTATTGGTCCTCTGTCTACCTTAATATCAATTCTACCTCCTTTGAATTCCATCCAGAGGGTTATGAGTTTTACAAGGTGACACGCAAGGACGGTCAACTCGCGTGGCGTGCACAGAAGTTTGAGCTAATTCCCTATGTCAACATGGGTTTGCTCTATGGTCTCACCCGTTCGGGAGGTGAGGCTGGACTTGATACTGTAGGAGACGTGTACGGGGCCCTCGGGGTCCGCGCCCATGCTCTTCTTGACAGTTGTCCTTCTGATATGCGGCTTTTGGTTTATAAAGCATACCTTTCCCGGAATAGCAAGAGACTCAAGGATT